GAAATGCAGCTGCACCAAATCAATGGTGCTATACAACAATGTCAGTGGACACTAACCGAGATGGAGAAGCCCGATGCTGAAGAAATCGACAAGCCCGAAAGCGTTTAAAGAAAACATCAAGACGGAAATAAAGGCTGGCAAACCAGTCAAGCAAGCCGTTGCGATAGCATATTCAGAAAAGCGCGAGGCTCAAAAGGCCAAGGCGAAGAAGTGAAAATAACCCAAAAACTGGTCACAGAACTAATCCCTTATGTAAAAAACAGCCGCACTCACTCTGACGAACAAGTGGCACAAATAGCGGCAAGCATTAAGGAATTTGGCTGGACTAACCCAATACTAATAGACGGGGAAAACGGCATCATTGCAGGGCATGGCAGGCTCATGGCTGCGCGCAAGTTAGGGCATAAGGAAGTTCCCACAATAGAACTGAAAGACCTAACTGACACACAAAAGAAAGCCTACATCATTGCCGACAACCGCCTAGCGTTAAATGCTGGGTGGGACAACGAGATGCTGACCATAGAGTTAAACGACCTACTGGCAGACGGCTTTGCGTTGGACATATTAGGCTTTGACCCAAAAGAGATAGCCGCCTTGCTAGAGCCAGAAGTGGTGGAAGGGCTGACCGATGAGGATGCAGTCCCAGAAGCCCCAGAAGAACCTAAAACCAAACTGGGTGACATTTACCTTCTTGGCAAGCATCGTTTGATGTGTGGAGACTCATGCAGTCTGACCGACATGGAAAAACTGTGCGATGGTCAATTGGTGGACATGTGGCTGACAGACCCACCATATAACGTCGCTTATGAAGGCGGCACAGGACTGACAATCCAAAACGATGACATGGGCGATGACCAGTTTCGCCAGTTCTTGAGAGACGCTTATGTAACCGCAGACTTGGTAATGAAGCCAGGCGCAGTCTTTTACATCTGGCATGCAGATTCCGAAGGTTATAACTTTCGCGGTGCAGCACAAGATGCTGGATGGAAAGTCCGTCAATGCTTAATCTGGAAGAAGTCCAGCCTTGTCATGGGCAGACAGGACTACCACTGGAAACACGAACCCTGCCTTTATGGTTGGAAAGAGGGCGCAGGACACTTATGGTCGGCAGACCGCAAGCAAACCACCATCCTTGAGTTTGACAAACCCACAAAGAATGGCGAACACCCCACAATGAAGCCCGTGGCACTATTTGAATACCAAATGCTTAATAACACTAAAGGCGGTGATATTGTTTTGGATTCATTCGGTGGAAGCGGAACAACCCTGCTGGCCGCAGAAAAGCATGGTCGTTACGCCAGATTGATGGAGCTAGACCCAAAATATTGCGATGTAATAGTAAAGCGGTGGGAAGATTTCACAGGAAAGAAAGCCACATTGTTGACAGATGTAACCGAAACTGCTTAAATAATAGCGAGTTCCCCTATATAAAAGATGCCAGTAATTCCACAAGAGGCTCATAAGCCAACCGATGAATCCCGCAGAATGGTCGAAAGCACCAGCGGGTTAGGCTTGCCACACGAGCAAATAGCCATATTAGTGGGGATAGACGATAAAACCCTGCGGAAGTATTACCGCACCGAACTAGACACGGGCAAGGCTAAAGCCAACGGGCAGATAGCCAAGACGCTGTTTAGCAAAGCGGTGGGTGGCGATACCACTAGCCTTATCTGGTGGACAAAAAGCCAGATGCGTTGGTCAGAGACTGTTAAGCAAGAAGTTACGGGCGCAGATGGTGAGCCACTAACAGGGATTACTGTATCGTTTGTAAAGCCTAATGAGTGACACCAACGCACAGTTTCCCGTCAAGATGGCCAGCCTGTTTGACAAGGCGCGTTACAAAATCTACTACGGGGGTAGGGGCGCAGGCAAAAGCCACTCCGCAGCTAAAGCCCTACTAATACTTGGTGCGCGTAGCCCTATTAGGGTTTTATGCGCTAGAGAATACCAAACATCAATCAAGGACTCGGTTCACAAACTATTGTGTGACCAGATTGAATTGATGAATATGCACTCAATATACGAGATAACCCAAAACAGCATTAGGGGCAAGAACGGGTCAGAGTTTGCTTTTATTGGGCTAAAGAACAATGTGGCAAATGTAAAGTCATACGAGGGCATAGATATCTGTTGGGTAGAAGAAGCCCAAACTGTTAGCCGTATGTCGTGGAATACGCTGATACCTACCATCCGCAAGGAAGGCTCTGAGATATGGGTAACTTTTAACCCCGAACTGGAATCAGACGAAACCTATCAGCGCTTTGTGCTTAGACCGCCAGAGGGTGCAGTAGTCCAAAAGATTAACTGGAACGATAACCCATGGTTTCCCGAAGTGCTGGCGCTAGAGAAAGACGCGCTCAAAAGTCGTGACCCAAGCGCCTACCAGACAGTATGGGAAGGTTTATGCCGGCAAACAGTAGATGGCGCTATCTTTGCCAACGAGATGCAAGTGGCTGAGCTAGACGGGCGTATCACAAAGGTTAACTACGACCCTACAAAGCCGGTTCACGCCATCTTTGACCTTGGGTGGGCTGACAGCACAGCAATTTGGTTCTTGCAGTTTGTGGGCATGGAGACTAGGCTAATCCGCTACCACGAAGATAGCCAAAAGACGATTAGCCATTACTTAGCCCTAATGCAGACCTATGGATATATGTATGACACGCTGTGGCTACCGCACGATGCACAGAACAAAACTCTAGCAAGCAACGGCAAGTCAATAGAGGAAATTGTCCGCGCAGCTGGCCACAAAACCCGTATTATTGAGCGTACACCGATAGTCGATAGCATTAACGCAGCTAGAACGATATTCCGTAATTGTTGGTTTGATAGAGAAAATTGCTACGATGGTTTACAATGCCTTAGACATTACCGCTATGAGGTAGACCCTGAGACGGGTCAATTTAGCCGTAATCCTTTGCACGACCAATACTCACATGGCGCTGATGCGTTTAGATATATCGGGCTAATGATTAACGAGCCAAAGCCAAGGCGTAAGGTTCAGACACAAAACTATGGTCAGAACAACAGTTGGATGGGATAAATATGGCAAATGACTTTGACCCAGTAATTACGGAAGCGGTTGAGTTTCTCAAGTTCTGCAATGACGCAGACACGATGAACCGCCAAGAGGCGCTAGAAGACCTAAAGTTTGTATCTGGTGACCAATGGCCAGTAGAACTACAAAACAGCCGTAATCTCGAATCACGCCCATGTTTGACCATCAATAAGTTAGATGGCTACTGCCGGCAAGTGGCTAACCAACAACGCCAACAGCGCCCACGCATCAAAGTTCACGCTACTAACACGCATGAGCAGATGGTGGAAGCGCAGGACATTCAAGGCATTATTCGCCACATTGAAGTTAATTCCAACGCAGACCACGCCTATGACAACGCCTTTGACTATGCTGTACGCATGGGCTGGGGCTTTATGCGTGTCCGCACAGACTATGTGTCTGAGGATTCATTTGACCAAGAAATCTACATTGACCCAGTAGACAACCCGTTTACTGTCTATTACGACCCTAACAGCATATTGCCTGACGGCTCTGACGCTGAGAAATGCTTAATCACTACAATGATGAGCAAAGAAGTGTTTAGGTCAATGTACCCAGACAATGATGACGGCACATCTTTTACCCAACGCGGTACAGGTGATAGCCAGTCGGAGTGGATTACCAAGGAAGATATACGCCTAGCCGAGTATTACTACACAGTACGCGAAAAGGCTAAGTTATATCTGTTGAGCGATGGTTCTAGCACCTTTGCTGATGATAAAGACTTCTTTAACCGCCTTGCTATGGCTGGCATATCGGTCATTGATACTCGCGAGTCTTACAAAAGAACTATTAAATACAAGAAACTGACCGCCATTGAGGTTATTGAAGAGCGTGATTGGCCAAGCCGTTACATTCCTATCGTGCCTGTTTATGGCCGTCATGTGGTTATCGGTGACAAGCGTAAGAAGTTCGGTATGGTGCGCTACGCTAAAGACAGCCAGCGTATGTATAACTTCTGGCAAACCTCAATTACCGAATCTATCGCCCTTGCGCCTAAAGCCAAGTGGGTTATGGCAGAGGGACAAGACGAAGGACATGAGAACGATTGGGCGCAGGCCAACATCAAGTCATTCCCGCTGTTACGCTACAAGCAAACAGACATTGAAGGTCGTACAGCGCCACCTCCACAGCGTTTGCAACCAGAGCCACCGCCTGCTGGAACTATGGCGGCAGCTGCCATTGTTTCTGATGATATTAAAGCCATCATGGGTATCTTTGACCCTGCACAACTAGGTCAAGGCAACATCTCAGGTAAGGCTTTGAATGGTCAGCAACAGCAAGTTGACCTGACTAACTACGACTACTACGACAATCTGACCCGCTCGATTGCCCACGTAGGCAAGATTATTCTTGATTTAATCCCTAAAATCTATGACACCTCACGTGTTCTGCGAATCATTGGTGAAGACGGCAAGCCAGATATGTTGCCATTGAATCAGCAAGACGCCATAGGTAATATCTTGAACAACACTTCTATTGGCCAATATGATGTGGTGATGGAGACAGGGCCAGGCTACAACAGCAAGCGTCAAGAGGCAGTCGATGCCATGATGCCACTATTGTCTAAGCCAGAATTGTTCAATATCGCTGGTGACTTGGTGTTCAGAAACATGGACTTTCCTGGCGCTGATGTTATCGCTGACCGCCTTGCCGCAGCTAACCCGCTGGCACAGATTGACGATAAATCAGATATGCCGCCACAAGTTCAAATGCAAATGGCACAGGCTAAGAAACAAGTTGCTGATATGCAACAGCAAATGGAAGCCATGCAGATTCTTATTAAACAGCGCGGTGACATTGAGCAAGTTAAGCAAGACAACGAGACTAAGCGTGAATTGCTACGCCAGACTGCGAAGGCACATAACACAGAGACGATGGCAGAGGTTAAGGTCAATGACCAGAACACACGCTCAATCACAAGTCAGAATAAGACAGAAATTGATGCGATTGTCCAACTTCTGTTGCACAGAATGGATACCGCAAGGCTTACAGAAGAGATTGATAAACGCAATGCAGAACAAAATCAAGCAATGCAGTTTGCGGCAGAGGACATCGGTCAAGGCGGTAATCCTTTGACACAACAACAATAAAGTGGTAAATTAACCACACCTTACCCGTGAGGTTCACGGGGTAAATCCGTAGGGACACGTAATGTCTGAGAAAGAAGCCGGTCATGTATTGACCAGCGAGAACTCGCAAGAGTTTTATGCAAATAGATTAGGTTTAGCCGACCAACCCCAAGTTGAGGCTGTGCAAACAGAGCCAACCGAGGAAGCGGAACGGAGTGAACCAGTCGAAGAAAAAGAGCAAGAGGAAAAGCCTAAAGCAAATCCGAAACTCGAAAGACGTTTTTCTGAGATAACCAAGCAACGTGAAGAAGCGCGTAAAGAAGCGCAACAAGAGCGTGAAGCAAGGCAAGCCTTAGAAGCCCGTTTAGCGGCACTTGAGAGACAGCCAGCGCCACAAGCGCCTAAAGTCGATGAAGAGCCACAACCTAGTCAGTTCAACGATGCGTTTGAGTATGCCAAAGCCCTAGCGGAATATACGGCTGACAAACGAATCGGTGAGATGCGAAAGCAAGATGCAGAGGCTAAAGAAGCACAAGAACGCCAGAAGGTTATTGACCAATGGGCAAGTAAGGTGCAAGCAGCTAAAACATCATTGCCAGACTTTGATGACATTGTTGCGTCTAGTGATGTAGTCGTAAATGACGATATTCGTGACGCGATTCTTGAGAGCGATGTGGGGCCACAAATCCTCTACCATCTGGCTGAGAACGAAGATGTTGCAAAGAAAATCGCGGGCTTGAGTGCTAAACAAGCGTTAAGAGAGATAGGTAAGTTAGAGGCAAGGTTTGAGGTAAAGGAAACTGCACCTGAGACTAAACCTGTTGTTCGTAGTAAAGCACCAGCGCCAATCAACCCGCTGAGAGGGTCTAGTCCTGCTGATACGCCCATGTCCACCAATGGTGAATGGCATGGAACATTTCAAGCATGGAAAGAAGCCCGCAAAGCAGGAAAGATACGCTAAACCTAATCTTTTTTTAAATTTTCAAAGGAAATGAAATGAGTAATCAATTACTTACCATCTCCAAAATCACTAACGAAGCGTTGATGGTTTTGGAAAACGAGTTGACCTTCACCTCCGAAGTCGACCGCAACTATGATGACCAGTTCGCTGTTGTCGGTGCAAAGATTGGTAACACAGTCAATGTCCGTAAGCCTGGTCGTTTCATCGGAACTACTGGCCCTGCGCTGAACGTAGAAGACTTTAACGAGACTTCAGTCCCAGTTACTTTGGGTACACAGTTCCACGTTGATACACAGTTCACAACCCAAGACCTCGCTTTGTCTTTGGATATGTTCTCTGACCGCGTGTTGAAGCCCGCTGTTGCAGCAATCGCTAACAAGATTGACCGCGATGGTTTGGCTATGGCTACCTTGCAGACCGCCAACATCGTTGGTACTGCTGGTACACCACCCACAGGTTTGATTACCTATCTGACTGCTGGCGCATACTTGGACAGCGAAGGCGCACCACGTGACGGCCGTCGTTCATGTATCGTTGAACCCTTCACATCTGCAACTATCGTTGACAGTTTGAAAGGTTTGTTTGTACCTCAAGAAGCCATTGGCGAGCAGTATCGCAAGGGCTTGATGGGTCGTGACTCTGGTGGCATGAACTGGAAATTAGACCAAAACGTGGTCTCACAGACTTTTGGTAACAATAGCACCACTACTGTGACTGCTTCTGTCGCTACTACTACTGCTACTGGCTTCTTGACCTCTGGTTGGGCATCTTCTAGCACTATTACTGTTACAGCTGCTAACACTGGTACTTTGAACCTCAACGCTGGTGATACATTCACTATCGCTGGTGTGTTTGCTGTCAACCCACAAAACCGCCAAGCCTACGGCACTAACAAGTTGCGTAACTTTGTTGTGAAAACAACTGTTGCTATCGCATCTGGTTCGTCTGGTTCTGTGGTTGTGTCTCCTGCTGTGATTACTGCTGGTCAGTTCCAGAACGTGTCTATCCCGACTACTTCTGCTACTGCCGCTGTGACTCAGTTCAACAGCACAGGTACTGTATCTCCACAGAACATCATCATGCACCGCAATGCGTTTACTCTAGCAGTAGCCGACCTTGAGTTGCCAGAGGGTGTCCACTTTGCTGGTCGTGCTTCCGACAAGGAAATCGGTCTGTCAATGCGTGTTGTGCGTCAGTACACCATCAACAACGATAGCATCCCTACTCGTTTAGATGTGTTGTACGGATGGGCGCCTCTGTACCCAGAGTTGGCTTGCCGCGTTGCCGCTTAATCATTAACTTTTTAAGGAATAAATATCATGGCAAATCCAGGACCAGCATCTACCATTAGCAATAGCCCACAAGTTCTTGGCTCAAACCAAGCCTTGCGTCTGATTGCATCTGCACAATCTGTAAACTTATCTGCCGCTGGTGATACAGCGTCAATCGTTTTAGATGTAACCAAATTTGTGCCTACCAGCGTTGTTATCACTAACGGCTTGAACTCTAGCGGTGCTACCACCACTATTGCAACGGCTACTGTTGGTGTGTACACAGGTCGTTCACAATCAGGTTCAACCATTTTGACTACCGCTGCTTTGACTAGCAACACCGGTGGCCCTTATGTAACCATTACTGCCGCAACAAATCCAAACACCGCTATATCTAACCCAACTAACATTTATGTTAACGTTGGCACTACGATTGCCGCAACTTGCGATGTGTTTGTCTACGGCTATGACCTCACATTTTTACCCTAATCTGTGAGTAAATAAGGAAAGAGCCATCCTCACAAGGGGTGGCTTTTTTCGCTTTAACGGATACAATTCAATTCATTCTGCAAAGGAATCATCATGTCAAATTCACAAGCGATTGGCGCGGCA